CTGGGAAGCTTGTAAAGCAGATAAGAGATGCTTTGGAATGGACTATCTTAAGATAAGACGTTCAGGGTTTTCTTTTATGGGGTCTTCTGAGTGTGTTAACACAGGAACGCTTGTAAGAGATTCAAGAGTGGGTATATTATCCAAAACTGGTTCGGATGCAAAGAAAATGTTTACAGATAAAGTTGTACCTATAGCAAACAGATTACCTTTCTTTTTTAAACCTATTCAAGATGGTATGGATAAACCTAAAACTGAATTAGCTTTTAGAGTTCCTGCATCTAAGATAACTAAAAAGAATATGCATGAGGTTATGGATGATGAGTTAACGGGATTAGATACAACGATTGACTGGAAGAATACAGATGACAACTCTTATGATGGTGAAAAACTATTACTGCTTGTACACGATGAATCTGGTAAGTGGCTCAAGCCAAATAATATTCAGAATAACTGGCGTGTTACTAAAACTTGTTTAAGACTGGGTAGTAAAATTATAGGTAAGTGTATGATGGGTTCTACATCAAACGCACTTAGCAAGGGTGGTGAGAATTTTAAAAAGTTATTTGAGGATTCTAATCTATCTACTAGAAACGCTAACGGACAAACTAAATCAGGATTGTATTCTTTATTTATTCCAATGGAGTGGAACATGGAGGGTTTTATTGATAGGTTTGGTATGCCTGTATTTAGAAAGCCAGAAAAAAAAGTCAGAGGAGTAGATGGTGAATGGATAACAAATGGTGCGATAGATTACTGGGAGGCAGAAGTAGATTCATTAAAGAAAGATGCTGACGCATTAAATGAATTTTATAGACAGTTCCCAAGAACAGAGTCTCACGCTTTTAGAGATGAAAGTAAATCTTCTTTATTCAACCTAACTAAAATTTACCAACAGATAGATTACAATGATTCTCTTATTATGGAGCATCATGTAACAAGAGGTAGGTTCTATTGGAAGGATGGTGTAAAAGACTCAGAGGTAATATGGACTCCAGATTCTAGGGGAAGATTTAAAGTATCGTGGACTCCTAAAAAAGGTTTGAATAATAGAAAGATACAGAAGCACGGAATATATTTTCCTGTTAATGAACATATAGGAGCATTCGGTTGTGATTCGTATGATATATCAGGTACTGTAGGAGGTGGAGGTTCTAATGGAGCTTTGCATGGTTTGACTAAATATAATATGGATGAAGCTCCAAGCAATGAGTTTTTCTTAGAATACGTAGCTCGACCACAAACAGCAGAAATATTTTTTGAAGAAGTTTTAATGGCTTGTGTGTTTTATGGTATGCCCATATTAGTTGAGAACAATAAACCCAGACTTTTATATCATTTTAAAAACAGAGGATATAGAGGCTTTAGCATGAATAGACCTGACAAACATTATAACAAACTTTCTAAAACAGAAAAGGAGCTTGGGGGTATACCTAATACGTCAGAGGATGTTAAACAGTCGCATGCCGCAGCTATTGAATCATACATAGAAAAACACGTAGGTATAGATTTGGATGGACAGCATAGACCTGGTGATGAAATGGGTAGTGTCTATTTTACAAGGACGTTAGAAGATTGGGCTAGGTTTGATATTAGTGCAAGAACAAAGTTTGACGCAAGTATTAGTTCAGGTTTAGCTATAATGGCAAATCAAAAACACGTATATCTGCCGCAGAAAAAAGAATCAAAAATAAGTCTTAACTTTGCAACATATAATAATAAAGGAACATTAAGTGAATTAATTAGATGAAAGAGGTAAACATAAACATTTCATCTGTAGGATTCCCTAGTCAGTTTGTATCTGATGCTGAAAAGGCAACTGACGAGTTTGGTTTACAAATAGGGCAGGCTATTCAATATGAATGGTTTCGTAAGGATTCTAACGGATGTAGATACTATAGTCAGTGGAGGGACTTTAACAGATTACGCCTGTATGCCAGAGGTGAACAATCAATAGCAAAATATAAAAATGAATTAGCCGTAGATGGTGATTTATCTTATCTTAATTTAGATTGGACTCCAGTTCCTATAATTCCAAAATTTGTAGACATTGTTGTAAATGGTATGTCTGACAGATTGTTTAAAGTAAAAGCTTATGCACAAGATGCAATTTCTCAAGAAAAAAGAAACTCTTATCAGAAAATGATACAGGGTCAAATGGCTGCAAAAGATGTTTTAAATATAATAAAAGAAGGTACAGGATTTGATGCTTTTACAATGAATCCTGATGATTTACCAGCCAGTGATGAAGAGTTGACATTGTATATGAATTTAAATTATAAACCAGCCATAGAGATTGCAGAAGAAGAAGCGATTGATACAATGTTTGCCGAGAATCATTATGATGATATTCGTAAGCGATTAGATTACGATATGATGGTGACGGGTATGGCTGTAGCAAAACACGAGTTTCTGCAGGGAAGCGGAGTGAATGTTTCGTATGTTGACCCTGCTAATGTGGTTTATAGTTATACTGAAGACCCTCACTTTAAAGATTGTTTTTATTGGGGAGAAATTAAAACAGTTCCTATTGCTGAACTAATTAAGATTGACCCTACACTAACCACTGATGATTTAGAAAAAATATCAAAGTATAGTCAAAGCTGGTATGATTATTTTAATGTTGCTCAGTTTTATGAGAACGATATATTCTATCGTGATACATGTACATTAATGTATTTCAATTATAAAACCACTAAGAAGATTGTTTATAAGAAAAAAGTTAATGACAATGGTAATATTAAAATGATTGAAAAAGAAGATACTTTCAATCCGCCAGAAGATATGATGGAGGAAAATAACTTTGAAAAAGTTGAAAAGACTATAGACGTGTGGTATGATGGTGTTATGGTCATGGGAACAAACATAGTTTTAAAGTGGGAGCTTGCTAAAAATATGGTAAGACCTAAGTCTTCATCTCAGCATGCAATACCTAATTATGTAGCTGTAGCGCCTAGAATGTATAAAGGAGTTATAGAATCTTTAGTTAGAAGAATGATACCTTATGCTGATTTAATTCAGATGACTCATTTGAAACTACAACAGGTTATTGCTAGAACAGTTCCAGATGGTGTGTATATAGATGCAGATGGTTTAAACGAAGTTGATTTAGGAACAGGTGCGGCATATAACCCAGAAGACGCATTAAGGCTTTACTTCCAAACAGGTTCTGTTATAGGTAGAAGTTACACGCAAGAAGGAGATTACAACCAAGGAAAAGTTCCTATTCAGCAGCTTACAAGCAATTCAGGCGCTTCTAAGGCGCAAATGCTTATAGGTAACCTCAACCACTACTTAGACATGATACGTGCTGTAACAGGCTTAAATGAAGCGAGAGATGGTACTATTGCTAACTCTGACGCTTTAGTTGGCGTTCAAAAGCTAGCATCATTAAGTTCTAATACCGCTACTCGTCATATATTAGATGGAAGTCTTTACATATATAGAACGTTAGCAGAAGCGTTAACTTACAGGGTAGCGGATATTTTAGAATACTCTGATTTTAAAGAAGACTTTATAAATAAAATAGGAAAATACAATGTTAGTATACTTGGAGAAATATCTGATTTATACATATATGACTTTGGAGTGTTTATTGAGCTGTCTCCCGATGAGGAACAAAAAGCTATGCTTGAACAAAATATTCAAATGGCATTATCAAAAGGTGATATCAACCTTGAGGATGCCATCGATATACGTGAGATTAAAAATTTAAAACTTGCAAACCAATTACTTAAAGTAAAGCGTAAAGCAAAAGAAGAATCAGACCAGAAAAGAGAAATGCAAAAGCAAGCTATGATTTCGCAACAACAATTACAGTCTCAGCAAATGAAAGCTCAAATGGAGGCACAAAAGATACAGTTAGAAAATGATGCTAAAATGAAATATAGACAAGCTGACATCGCTTTTGAAATTGAAAGACAAAGGGCTGAAGCTCAATTAAAAGCTCAATTAATGGAAAAAGAATTTCAATATAGTATGCAGTTGCAAGGGATGACTCAAAAACAATTAGGAATGAGAGAGGCAGCAAAAGAAAAATCAAAAAGCGAAAGAATTAGTCAACAAAGCACAGAACAATCTGAACTTATCAATCAACGTAAAAATAATTTACCTCCTAAGAATTTTGAATCAAACGAAGATTCCTTAGATGGGTTTGACCTTGCAGAATTTGAGCCAAGATAGTGTTTAAATTTTGTGTAACTTTGCAAATAAATTAAATTAAATCAAATGGATATCAAAGTAAGAGAAGTGTCGGCTGAAGAAAAGTCGTCTCAACAAATAGAACAAGAACTCCTTGACAAGCATGAGGAGCAAACTCAGTCAGATACTGAGCAAGTCGAAACAGCTGAAATAAAGGTTGAAGAGCAACCAAAACAAGAAGCTGAAGTAAAAGAAGTGACAGAAGAAACACAGGAGGAAAAACCTGTAGAGAAAGTTGTTGAAGAGCAACCGCCTCAACTAGAAACTCCACCTGAATTAAAAGAAGAAGAAGTTCTTTCATATATTGGAAAAAGATATGGTAAGGAAATCAATTCAATTGATGAGTTGGTTAGTGAACGTGAGGAAAGCGAACCGCTTCCTGAAGACGTTGCTGCTTACCTAAAGTATAAAAAAGAAACTGGACGTGGTTTTAGTGACTTTGCAAAACTGCAAAGAGATTACACTGATTTAAGTCCAGACGCTTTGCTACGTGAATATTATTCTATAACAGAAGAAGGTTTAGATTCAGAAGATATAGATATGTTAATGGAGGATTTTGTTTTTGACGAAGAAGTTCATGAACCAACCGAAATTAAAAAGATAAAACTAGCAAAGAAAAAAGAGATTGCTAAAGCTAAAAGGTTTTTAAAACAACAGCAGGAACAATACAAACAGCCCCTTGAGTCAAGGGAAAGTTCTGCCACTGCTAATAATGAAGAACTTATAGAGTATAGGCAATATTTAGAGTCAGCTAAAGCTCAACAGAATGATGCTTCTCAGAAAAGAGAATGGTTCGTTAAAAAAAGCGACGAGGTATTCAGCTCTGAATTTAAAGGTTTTAAATTCAATATAGGAGAAAATGAGATAGTGTATTCACCAGGTAGTGCTTCTGAACTTAGAAAAGCTCAAGAGACTCCACTTAATTTTGTAAATAAATATTTGGATTCTAATGGTTTTATTAAAGATGCAGAAGGATACCATAAATCTTTAGCTATTGCAATGAATCCTGAGAAGTTTGCTCAGTTCTTTTATGAACAAGGTAAATCACAGGCTACTGATGATGTAATGCGTAAAACAAAAAATGTCAATATGACTGAGCGTAGTGCACCAGAGGTTTCTGTTAAATCAGGTTTTCAAGTGAAAGCAGTTTCTCAGCCTTCGAGCAAAGGACTGCGAATTAAGAGTATAAAAAAAACGTAATAATAATTTAAAATAATATAACATGGCAGGACAAGTAAAAGCAACGCCAACATTCGCGTTGACTCCGAGTTCAGAAAGAACTCCAACAGCCCAAAACTATATTGTAAATTTTGATTTCTTAAATCAGTATCTACCAGATACGTATGAAAAAGAATTTGAAAGATACGGTAATAGAACGATTTCTTCATTCTTAAGAATGGTAGGAGCGGAAATGCCTACAAACTCAGACCTTATCAAATGGGCTGAACAAGGTAGGTTACACACGAAATATACACAAGTAGGTACTGGAGCAGCACAAGCGGCTGACCAAGCAGTATTTCAGGTAAACGATGCAATCGACCCAACGACTGCTGAGCAAGTAATCAGAGTAGGACAGACAATTGTTGTTGTTCAAAACGATGGTTCAGGTCTTAACAAAGCAGTAGTAAGTGCAGTAAACAATGCCGGTGGTGGTAAAGGACAGTTCACAGCTGACTTTTACGAAGGCGGTGGTTTAGTAACTGCAGGAACTGGAGCGGGTAATGCAGACGTTACAGTATTTATTTACGGTTCAGAATTTAAAAAAGGAACAGCAGGTATGGTAGGTTCACTAGAATCTAATGACTTCATCTTTGACAACAAGCCAATCATCATTAAAGATACTTACAACGTATCTGGTTCTGATATGGCTCAAATCGGATGGATTGAAGTTACTACTGAAGACGGTGCTACTGGTTACCTTTGGTACTTAAAGTCTGAGCACGAAACAAGATTAAGATTCGATGACTATTTAGAAACAGCTATGATTGAAGCTGTACCAGCTGAGCAAAACTCAGGTGCTGCTGCTATCTTAGGTAGCTCAGGTGCTGCTGCAAACCCAGGTGCTGGGTCAGACGGTATCTTCTATGCAGTTTCACAAAGAGGAAACATCTGGGACGGTGGTAACCCAACTACCCTAGCAGATTTTGACTCTATCATTAGTAGACTAGACAAGCAAGGAGCTATTGAAGAAAATGTAATTTTCGCAAACAGACAATTCATTTTTGATATGGACGATATGTTAGCTGCTCAAAACTCTTACGGAGCGGGTGGTACTTCTTACGGTCTATTTGACAATGATGAAGAAATGGCATTGAACTTAGGATTCTCTGGATTTAGAAGAGGATACGATTTCTATAAGACTGATTGGAAATACTTAAACGACCCTACAATGAGAGGTGGTTTACCATCAGGTGCAGGTTCAGGTAAAATCAATGGACTATTAGTTCCAGCTGGTTCTACAAGTGTTTATGACCAAATTCTTGGTAAAAACGCTAAGAGACCTTTCTTACATGTGAGATATAGAGCTTCTGAAACAGAAGACAGAAGATATAAGACGTGGATTACTGGTTCTGCTGGTGGTGCTGCGACTAACGATATCGATAACATGCAAGTAAACTTCTTGTCTGAGAGAGCTGTATGTACTTTAGGTGCAAACAACTTCTTCTTATTCCAAGACTAATACTTAATTACAAGGGGTACAGAGATGTGCCCCTTTTTTAAATTTTAAATTAAATTAAATCAAATGAAAAAAGAAAAGACAAGTCCTAAAATGGACACAGTTAAAATTACTCCCAAAAAATCTACACCAAAGTTCGTAGATAAACAATATAAACTTACAAGAGAAACAGCTCCCTTATCTTTGATATTAGCATCAAGGCATACAACAAGGTTTCCGCTGTTACACTTTGATGAGGATACAGGTCTTAATAGACCACTTAGATATGCAAGAAACCAAAACTCTCCATTTCAAGATGAGCAAGATGATAATGCTATTGTTGAGCCAATTGTATTTGAAGATGGATTCTTACACGTTCCAAAGAATAATCAAGTACTTCAAAAATTTATGGACTTACATCCAGGAAAAGGAAGAGTATTTGTTGAGGTTAATAAGGCAAAAGAAGCTGCTGAACTTGTAGAAGATTTAAACTTAGAAGTTGATGCTTTAATTGAAGCAAGACAACTTACAGTTGAACAAGTTGAAAACGTAGCCAGAGTTTTATTTCAAAATGATGTTTCTAAAGTTACTACTGCAGAGCTTAGAAGAGACATATTAATCTTTGCTAAACAACAACCAGCAGGTTTTATGAATCTTTTAAAAGACCCTGCTCTTAA